AGACAAGCCCCCCGGTAGCCTCGCGCCATCGCCCGCCGGCGCACCGCAGCCACCAGCCCGCCCCACGCCATGACAACCCTTGCCCAAGCCCAGAGCATGGTCACCGCCTACCTGGCGGCTGAGCAGGCCATCCTGCAAGGCAAGGAAGTGCGCCTGGGCGGCAGCGGGGTTGACCGCTTCCTGCGCCATGAAGACCTGCAGATGGTGCGCAGCGGCCGGCAGGAATGGGAGCGCCGCGTCACCACCCTGCAAGCCAGCGCCGCCGCCGTGCCCAGCTTCGGCGGCCTGAGCTACAGCGTGGCCGACTTCTCGGCCCCCACCCGCTGAACCCGCTGAACCCGCCACACCCATGCGCGAAGCCCCCAAGCCCAACCTCATTGACCGCATCGTGGGCTACCTCAGCCCCGAAGCCGGGTTGAAGCGCGCGGGCGCCCGCCGTGCCCTGGCGCTGACCGCGCCGCCCTATGAGGCCGCCACCCCCAGCCGCACCCGCAAGTTCTACACCGACCAGCGCAGCCCCAACCAACTGGTAGACCTCAGCGCCCGCGCCCTGCGCGCCCAGGCCCGGCAACTGCAGCGCAACCACGATGTCTCACGCGGCATCCTGCGCACCATGGTGAACAACGTGGTGGGCGCCAACGGCATCAGCATCGAGCCCCAGCCCCGCCGCGAAGACGGCACCATCCACGACGAATACGCCGCCGCCCTGCGCGCCGCCTGGCGTGAGTGGATCTTGCGCCCCGAAGTCACCGGCCGCCACCACTGGAGCAAGGTGCAGCGTCTCATGTGCATGACCTGGCTGCGCGACGGTGAATCCTTCGCCCAGGAAGTGCTGGGCGTGGCCGGCTACGCCTACCCCACCGCCGTGCCCCTGGCGCTGGAGATGTTCGAGGCTGACCTCGTGCCCTTCGACTACGAAGTCACCCCGCGCATTGACCAAGGCATCGAGCGCAACGCCTGGGGCCGGCCCATCGCCTACTTCGTGCACAAGCACCACCCGGCCGATGGCATCGGCCCCGGCCTGAGCTTCAGCACCGCAGACCTCAAGCGCGTGAGCGCAGAGCGCGTGCACCACATCGCCCTGCTGGACCGCATTGGCCAGATGCGCGGCATCAGTGAGTTCGCCAGCATCATCACCCGCCTTGAAGACATCAAGGACTATGAGGAAAGCGAGCGCATCGCCGCCAAGATCGCCGCCGCGCTCACCGCCTACGTCAAGAAAACCAGCCCAGACGGCTACCAAGGCCCGGTGACCGACAGCGCCGGCAACCCCGTGGCGCGCAGCATCAGCATGGCGCCCGGCATGGTCATTGACAGCCTGACCGTGGGCGAAGAAATCGGCCTGATCGACAGCAACCGGCCCAACCCCAACGTGGTGACGTTCCGCCAGGGCCAGCTTCGCGCCGTGGCCGCTGGCGTGGGTGCCAGCTACAGCAGCATCGCGCGGGATTACGGCGGCACCTACAGCGCCCAGCGCCAGGAGCTGGTGGAACAGTGGGTGAACTACGCCACCCTCACGGACGAGTTCGTGGGCCAGTTCATCCAGCCCGTGTGGGCCAGCTTCGTGGCTGCGGCCACCCTCAGCCGCGCCGTGCCCGTGCCGCGTGACGTGCAGCCCGGCACCGAGGACGACGCCCTGTTCCTGGCCCAATCCATGCCCTGGATTGACCCTGCCAAGGAAGCCGCCGCCTACCTCGCCCTGGTGCGCGCAGGCTTCGCCAGCGAAGTGGAAGTCATGCGCAAGCGTGGCGTCAACCCGCGGGATGTGCTCGAGCAGATCACCACCTTCCGCGCCGAAACCGCCGCGCGTGACCTGGTGTTCACCAGTGACGGCCGCAACAGCGAAGCCGGCGGCGCCAGCCCTGACGCTGCCCAGATCACCGACACCGCCACCCAGGCCGCCACCCGCGCCGCTGAGGCCAGCGCCCGCCTCACCCAGCAAGACATCGCCCGCCTGCGTGACGCCGTGCAAGCCCAGGCCCGCGTGCAGGCGGCCGAAACCCGCGAGCCCCAGCGCATTGACGTGCGCGTGGAGCAACCCGCCAGCCAGGTCACCGTGCACGCCCCCATCACCCTGCAGCCGCAGGCCGTGGAGGTGCGCAACGAGATCACCACGCCCGAGCCCCAAGTCCACATCGAGGCCGTCATGCCCACCGTGCGCGCTGAGGCCCCGGCCGTCACCGTCATCAACCAGGTCGAGCCCGCCGCCGTCACCGTGGTGGACAACCACCCCACGCGCAGCGTGCAGACCGTGGAGCGTGACGACAACGACGAGATCACCCGCACCGTCACCACCTACGAGCGCTGAGGCCGCCCATGGACATGAAACAACACGTCGCCCAGCAAACTGTTGACGCCACCATCGCCAGCGCCGCCTCCAAAACCACCTACGGCGGCGCCAGCGTCACGCTCGGTGGCTGGCTGGTCAGCTCAGAGGCCGCAGTGCTGGCCGGCATCGTGCTCGGCCTGGCCGGCTTCGTGGTGAACCTGTATTTCCGCTCCCGCGCAGATGCGCGCGAAGAAGCCGAGCACCGGGCCCGCATGCGGGCGCTGCAAGAACCCACCTGAAAGGCCTCAACGATGTCCATGACCAACGCCGCCGAAGCGGCACTCCTCGACCTCTTGTTTCTCAACACTGACTGGGCCAACATCGGCGACGCTGCAGGCCTGCAGAACTCCGCTGCTGCAGGCTCGTTCCACATCAGCCTGCACACGGCTGACCCCGGCGAAAGCGGCACCCAGGCCACCAGCGAGGTGGCCTACACCGGATACGCACGGGTGGCGGTGGCGCGCACGGCAGGCGGCTGGACGCGCAGCGTGTCCACCATCAGCAACACCGCCCTGGTCCAGTTCCCCCAGGCCACGGGCGGCACCGCCACGGCCACGCACTTCGGCATCGGCACGGACAGCACAGGCGCAGGCAACCTGCTGCTGAAGGGTGCGCTCAACGCCAGCCTGTCAATCAGCAACGGCATCCAGCCGCAGTTCGCGGCCGGTGCACTGACCGCCACGGTGGACTGATGTGGTTTACCGCTGCGCCCACTGCCGTGAGCTGCTGACGCTGACAGACACCGAGCTGTCGGCGTGCTTAGAACATCCCGACGGGGGCGTGGAGTGGTCACCCGACGAGGTGGAGTGGGCCCCGCTGGAGAACCCTGATGCCGTTTAGGTCCGTTGCCGAGGTGGCAGATGCCGTCCAGCAAGGGCGGCATCACACACAGCATTTTTTCCGCACTGGCGTGCCGGGTTCTTTTGGCACCAGCAACATATTTGGGGACGCCTCCATTGGCAGTTCAGGCCCGCCCGTTTACAACGCATACCTGGGCACCGCGCTAGAGGCCACGCAACTCATCGGCCAGCGCAATCAGGGCATTTACACCGGGCCGACGTTGCCTACGCAAGAGCGGTATCTGCTGTCTGTGTCCTTGACGCAAGCCGGAACGGGCGGGTTTTTTCCTTCGGTCTATTTCCTCGACTACTTGATGTTCTACCCGTACATCGACTGCGACAGCGTGGATGAGCAGATTCTGGACAACCCGGTGTCGTTGCCACGTTACACGGATGGCGAAGGCGTGCGCATGGCTTTCTTCAGCCAAACGCCGAGCACTGGGGCTGGCAACTCAATAACGGTGAACTACACCAACCAAGACGGTGTTGCCAAAACCACTGTTTCTCAGATTCGCATCTCGGGCTCTATCGGTGTGAACGGCTCAGGACACCCAGGCGGTGTAGGTTCTATGGGCCCGTTCGTGCCGCTGGCGAATGGTGACCGGGGCGTGCGGTCTGTGCAGTCAGTTCAACTCGCGGGAGGTATAGGCGCTTTCGCCGTGCTGGTGCTGGTCAAGCCACTCTTCAACCTAGCACTGAACGAGCTTGCTTCTACGGTTGAAAAAAACTTTTTGCGTGAACAGGCTGCGTTGCCACGCATCTACGAAGGCGCATACCTCAACTACATCTACAACCTGTCCGGCAACACCGGCGCCTTGGGGCCGATCATCGGGCAGGCGCAATTCATCTGGACCTAAGGAATCACCATGCCATTTTCCTCAATGGACGATCTGGTCAACGAAATCACGAGCGGCAAGTTCAACCGCACCGACTGGAACAAGATCACGGGCGGCACTGCTTACACCGCCGCCCGTTGGTATGACTTCAGCGGACTGGCCGGTACTCCCGTAGCAAATGCCTTTGCGGGCACTGCACTGGCGTGGAGAACCTGCGACGAATTGACTGGCAACGGCACGCAAATCTTCGGCCTGCCGCATGGCGGGAATGTCTCGCCTGACACGAAACACGTTTTGAACGTCAATGCACTCACTGGCGTGGCCACGGGTGTCCCGGCGCAGTTGATGCTGGTGGACTTGCAGGGCTACTGGCCCGGTATCACGAACAACTCGGCCACGGCACAAACCCTCACGGGCACGCCCAGCTTGCGCTACACCAACGGCGCAGGATGCAGGTTGTTCTGGGTGCAGACGGCTGCGTCTGGCGCAACAGCGCAGAACATCGCGCTTTCCTACTCCAACACCACGCCCACCTCGGGCAGGGCGCTTCCGGTCACGGTTGCCATGACAGCCTCGTCCATCGTGGGGCACATTTCGCACTCCGGTGCTGCGTCAAACAACTACGGCCCCTTTTTGCCTTTGGCCTCGGGAGACACGGGCGTGTCCACCGTCGCAACGGTCACGTTCTCTGCCGCCAACACCGGCACCGGGGCGCTGTGCCTTGCCCGCCCGTTGTTGACGCTGCCACTGACTACCGCATCCGTCGCTGCTGAGCGGGATCTGCTCAACCAACTGCCGAGCCTTCCTCGGGTGATGGACGGCGCCTGCCTCACGTGGCTCTACTTCGCGGGTGCGGCCACGGCGGCGGCCGCCAACCTCTACGGCGCGGTCGAGGTCGGCTGGGGCTGAGATCGGGCTCATGGCTCTCAAGACAAACACCACGCTCCTGGCGCAGCTTCCGTTGCGCCAGATCGGCGGCTCGCCTGGAACTTTCCGCAGCATGTCGGGGCGTGGTGACCGGATGAACCAGTCGGTGGGCCAGGGCATCCCGTCCAAGCTGGCAGGCGTCCCCTCCGGGCACTTGGCCCCATCGTCGTGGGTGCTGCCGTACAAGCCGGGGGCGATGTCGTCATTTACGCAGTGCGTGGTGACGGTCACGCCGGGCGCGCTGAACCTCGCGGCGGGCGTCAACATCAGCG